CTCTGGGAACTCGGGGAGAACCCGAACCAGTCGATCGCCCTCATCTCCGAGACCGCGACAATGGCGGTCAAGTGGCTTGGCCGGATCAAGGCGAACATCGAGTCGAACCCCTACCTCCAGGAGGTCTATCCGAAGCTCCAGCCCTCGGTCCGCCGCGGCCGCTGGGAGCACTGGCACCACAATTCGATTCTGGTCGAGCGGGATCAATACTTCTCCTGGAGAGAGAAGGACTTCTCGATCGAGGCGCTCGGGGTCGGCGGCGCCATGATGGGCGCCCGCTTCGACATCGCCCTTCTGGATGACTGCATCACCCGGCGGAACGCCCTCACCCCGGGCGGCCGGGCGAACGTCCGGGGCTGGATCAAGGACACGCTCCTCGGGCGCATGAAGCCGGGCGGCCGGGTCTGGATGACGAACAACGCTTGGCACGTCGACGACGCCGGCCACGTCTTCGAGCGCGAGGAGTCGGAGGTCTGGAAGGTCGTCCGGTACGCCGCCGGCGAGGGCGTGTGTGTCTGGCCGGAGCGCTGGCCGCAAGCGCGCCTCGAGGCGAAGCTCCTCGAGCTGGGCGAACTCGAATACGCCCGACAGCTCCTCAATATCGCCCTCTCGGATTCGACCGGCCTCCTCCCGCTCGAGGCCGCGCGCGACTGCCAAGCCAAGTGTGACGACCCGCCGGGATGGTGGGGCGGCGAGCACTCGAGCGAGGACTTCCGGTACGTCGTCGCCGGGCTCGACCTCGGGGGGACCGACAAGGTCACCGGGTCGCCCTCCGCGGTCGCCGTCGTCGGGATCGGCAAGCGGGACAACCTGAAACACTTGGCGCATATGCGGACCGGGAACTGGCTCGGGATCGAACTCCTCCGCCAGATCGTCGACGTCCAGCGCGCCCACCGGCCGCGGGAATGGGTCGTCGAGACGAACGCGGTACAGCTCCACCTCGCCTCGATGATCCGCGACCCCGAGCTGATGAGGGCCGCGGGTGCGACCCAGGAGGAAGCGCGCTCGATCCGCGTCTTCGGCCAGTACACGACCGCCCAGGCGAAGACCGAGGCGACCTGGGGGATCCGCGGGATGGGGAACGACCTCGACGCGCGCCGCTGGCGCTTCCCCCAGGGACAGCGCGAAGTGGCCGAACTCCTCCGCTCGATCGGGAGCTACTCGCTCGCGAGCCATACGGGGGACCGGCTGATCGCGCTCTGGTTGGCCGACCTCCGGCTCCGCGGTTACGCCGGGATCTTTGCGCTCAAGGCGACGAGCCGGTAAGGTCGCCCTTTGCGGCTGTAGCTCAGTGGTAGAGCGCCACCATGCCACGGTGGAGGTCGCCGGTTCGATCCCGGCTAGCCGCTCCAATCTTGCCGGGGGGTCATCGGGGGGAGCTGGGCGAGGCCGCCGACGAGTGGGCTCGGTGGTAGGGAACACGAATCGCGGAGTCGTCCTCTCCTCTCGCCCCGGCAAGTTTCCCTTGCTCGCCGCGCGCCCGCGAGCGCACAGTGCGCGCGATGACAGCTTCCCTCCGCTCTATCCGCCGCGGTCTCGTTCCCGAGAATGATGTCTGGCCGGGCGATGTCGTGATGACGCTCGAGGCCTACGGACCGAACGGAATCGCCGCCGCCCTGCATCACGTCCTCCAGGAGACCTTCACCGGTGGATACCGGGTCCTCGAGATCCTCCCGGGTCCGATGATCCCGAAGCCGCAACCGAAGGCCGCACCCGAAGCGGTCGAGGTCCCGCGCCTCGGTCCCGGGAAGATCCTCCGCCCAGCTCCCCAGCCGGGCGTCGTCGGCCAAGTGGCCGAGCCGGTCGAGATGGTCCAGCGCTTCACGATCGTGCTCGCGACCGCCGGGGCGACCGTGCCGCAACGGGTCCTCCCGATCGCGAACCCGAAGAACTCCCCGAACGGGGATCCCGCCAAACACTAGGAGGCTCGCCTTGCCGCTGAATCCGAACTTGCCGCTCGAGGAGAAGGCCCGCGTCTACGAGTTCTGGGCGCAAGTGTTCGAGGGGATCGGGTTCGAGCCGGTGACGACGAAGAACCCGCCGAGCTTGCTCCTCCTCGCGGCCGGGACCGTAAACATGCTCCAGGTGGAAGCGCTTCGCGCGGTGGCTGGGAAGTATCTCTCCTTCGCCGACAAGCTCGAGGCCGACGTCCGCCGCCTCCAGCCGGTCGTCCCCCAGAACGGCGACGAGCCCTACGACGGCGCCGAGGACGACATGCCAGCGCCGCGAGCGGCCGTCCCCGCGGCTCCGCCCGCGCGCCGGCGAGCTGCCGGGCGTGACGGCCGAGGCGGACCCGTACCGCCGCCCGTCGCTCCCCGCGAACGGACGAGGGGTCGGTGAGCGCCGAACCTGGGGGCCGGTCCGGCGCCGGCGATGACGCGATAGTCGTCCAGCTCACGACGCCGCCCGGGAAGTTCCGCCTCGAGAAGGTCGAGAACTGGGAACAGGACGCGGCCGGCCTTCTTCAAGTGACGGCGGGAGGGCGGTTCTACTCGTTCAATCCGGCGGCCTGGGTCTGGTTTAGCGTCGAGAAGCCCGGCTCGCCGGAGTCGCATCGGAACCCGCGCCTCCCCGGCACGCCTCTCACCCCGGGCCTCGGACCCGATACGACCTACGGAATCCTCTCGGGACAGGAACCGCCGAAGCCGTGAAGGTGAATCGGATCTTCGTCGTCCTCGTCTCGCAGGAAGCGCACGAGGGGGACGAGAAGTGGGCGCCGATCTGGGGAGGAGCTGGCGCCGTTCGCGTTGCCGCTCTCGACCGCGATCGGTGTATGGTGCCGGTGACTTACGAGGCGATGGAACGCCTCCTCCGGGGCGACCACGCTCCGCCCGCGAGTTTCTGGGATCAAGTGCCGCCGCTCGAGGAGATTGCTCAGGATGAGCGAGGACGTTCTCGGATCGAGGCCGCTCCCGACTAGCGCCCGGCCGGCGCTCTCTCCCTCTTCACTCCAGGCGACATCGACCGTCCTCCGCTCGTCGGGCGAGAAGGAACAGTCGGTCTACGACGCGACCCAGCTCCTCGGGCTCGTCACCCGGCGCACGGTCCAGAAGGCGCACGCGAAGCAACAGGCCGCCCTCCGCGACCGCTCGAGCGAGCCGCCGAAGGAGGACTCCCAGGTTCTCCACGGTTACGTCGAGCCGCCCTTCAACCTCGACAACTTGACCTCGCTCCTCTTTCAGAGCTGGGAATACTTCGCGATTTGCGACCAGCTCGCGATCGACGCCGTCGCTCGCGGTTACGACTTGGTCGACGCCGAGGAGCCGGGCGAGCCGGCCTCCGCTCCCGAGCGCGGTGAGATCGACTACGCGATCGAGTCGGACGAAGCCGACAAGCGTCTCCGGAAGGTCGTCCGCGACTACCTCGACCACCTATGCCGCGACTTCTTCGGCGCCCATATCACGGTCTCGAAGTGGGGCCAAACGATGATCTGGGACTACAAGGCGACGGGGAACGCCTATTCCGAGGTCCTCCGCGGGAACCTCGGTGCGATCATCGGCTATCTCCACGTCCCCTCGCGGCTCATCCTCCGACACGCGAGCGGCCGCGCCTACACCCAGATCGAGGGCGACGGGAAGGAGATCGCCTACTTCCGCGGGATGGGGATCCTCGAGCCACGCGACAAGATGCCCGAGCTTTACTTCACCGAGGAGGAGGCCTCGAAGCTCGCCGGGCGGGGGAAGATGGTCCTCCCGGGGGACCTCAAGCCCGAGCTTCTCGACTGGAAAATCTATCACCCGAACTCGCTCTACTATGGGATCCCGCCGATCGTTGCGGCACTTCATCACTTGGTCGGGAACGTCTACTCCCAGAACCGGAACCTCCGTTTCTTCATCAATCGCGGGATGCCCGATTATCTGATCGTCGTCAAGGCCGAGGCCTCGGCGTTCGGGGACCCCGAATACGGACCCCTTATCAATCAGTTTGTCGACTCGATCGAGGAGCATATGAAGTTCCTCCAGGAGGGCGAGGATTATCGGGTGATGACGGTCCGCCTCCCGACGGGTCAAGTCGACATCACGCTCGAGAAGCTCAACACGGCGATTCAGGACCAGGAGTTCGCCGGCTACCAGAAGGACAACTCGGCGGCGATCGTGCGGGTCTACCGGATGCTCCCCCAGCGCCTCGGGATCATCGAGACCGCCCAGCTCGGGTCGGGCTCGGGCGAGACCCAGGAGGAGACCTACAAGCGCGCCCAGATCGACCCGCTCCAGGAGCTTGTCGAGGCGGCCCTGAACGCGGCCCTCGACTCCGCCGGGTTCGATGCGATCCGCGCCCGCTTCCCAGAGATGGACGTCCTCGACGAGGCGCGCGAGCTGAACATGTACGTTCAAGCCTCGGCGACCGGGGACATCTCGATAAACGAGGGCCGGGCGTGGCTCTCCCGGATCGTGAAGGACCAGGACTTCCCCGAGGACCCGAGCGAGTTCGCGTTCATCCCGAAGAAGCTCCTCGAGTACGAGATGGCGCAACTCCTCGCCCCGGGCGGGACCGGGGTCCAAACCTTCGCCGCCGGCGTGAATGGCGGGGGCCTGATCCGCGCCCTCCTCCAGCCGAAGCCGGCGCCGCTCTCGCCGCCGCCGCCCGAGGGACCAGCCGACGCGGCCGCCCTCCGGGGCGAGGGCCGGATCGAGGATCGGGTGAGGGAAGCGCAACGCCGGCTCATGGCGCCGCCCTCCCCGGGGAACGGAACTCGAGAGGCGACGACGCTCGTCTCGCGGGGGGCCTAGTGCGGCTCGATGTCGTCGAGGATGTCGTGAGGGATCAGGACTATGCGTTGCGGTATGTGCGGTGGAAGCAACGGGCAATCTGGGAAGTCGGCCGGTCCTGGACCGCGCCCGGTCCAGACGAGATCGACCCGGGCGGCGCTCGTTCGATCGCTCTACGAACACCAGCGGGTCCTTCGGATCGCGCGCGCGGTCGCCCGGCTCCGGGCCGAGACGGGGGGCGGAGATCCGGACGGTGAGGACGGCGGCGAGAACCGCTGATGCTCAAGCAATGCCCGAGCAATGCTCGAGCATCGGGAGGTCCGTATGAGTGAGCGCCCAGCGATCCCGGCCGAGGCGATCCCGGGCGGGGACAAGGCCGGGGCCGAGCACGCCCACCACGGCGGAGGGGCCTTCTTCGACGGTTCCCAGCTCGTGAAGCCGATCGAGGCGCGCCGGGCGACCCGCGCCCTCCCGCCGTCGAACCGCGCGATGATGCGGGTCACCTGTCCGAAGTGCCAGCTCGAGGTCGTCACCCAGCGCGAGTTCCGGCCGCTCTTTTGCGTTTCCGAGACGCCGCCTTACATCGGACCAGGCCGCGGGTGCGGATGGTTCCTGATGGTCCTCCCGCGCGCTGGTGACAAGGAAACGGGGGACTGCGAGGCGCTCGTCGACTGCGAGGTCAACGCCGAGACGGGGATGGGCTCGGGCCGCCAACGCCAGCGCGGGTTCGAGGCCTTCGCCGAACAGATGAACCGCCGAGGCCTCGTGAAGAAGGTCTTCGACTTGACCTCCGGCGAGACCGGGTTCGAGCTTCGAACCTGCGAGGAGCTGGGGATATGACCGAGGGGGAAAACATGGGAGCGAAGAAGGCTCTTCTCTTTGTGGCCGTCGTGTTCTTCGTCGCCGGCACGTTCGTCGCGGCGCCGTTCGGGCTCTCGCCCGTCGCCGCCGGTCTCGCCTGTCTCGCGGGCTCGTTCCTTTTGTGAGCG